GAGATGTTTATATAGGAACTACAGACGGCTTAGGAGTTTACTCCGGTTACACAGACAACGGAAATGTTTATCGGTTTAGATACTCTAGCCCTGCGCTTTCTTTTGGTGATCCGTCTAAAATTAAAATGCTAAAAAAGATACGGCCTACGTTAATAGGCGGCAATAACGCAGACATTTTTCTTAAGTGGTCTTATGATTTTTCAACAGCACCTAGTACTAGCACGTACCGCACAAGCAGTGCTATTCCGGGTTTTTACGGGCAGTCTGAATATAGCCTTGCTGAGTACTCTGAGGAAGCTGTTACAATTAACAGGTCTTCTATTAATACTACAGGTTACGGATCAGTAATTACTGTAGGACTAGAAACAGACATAAACGGTTACGCACTGTCCATCCAAGAGATGAACGTATTAGCACTGATAGGTAAAACGCTATGATGACAATTACAGATTATAACAACGACAGAGGTACGGACTAATGGATGATTGGTTAAAAGCTCTATTAGGGATAGGCGGTGTTGTTGGGGGTGGCTTACTTAGTGCTGAAGAGTACGAAAGACTAGGCGACATTGGTGAGCAGTCTTTAGCAGGAGTAACGCTAGAAGACGGTACACAAGTTCCGGGTGCTCTTGGTTTAGCACAAGATGCTCTGTCCATGTCTCAGTTCAGGCCGTTTACTGTGACCTCTACGGTTCCCGGTAGCCAGTTTAGAGCAAAACCAGTAATTGATCCTGTGACGGGTCAAGTAACTGGAATGGGTACAGAGTTTGATCTGTCTCCTGAAGAAAAAATGCTTCAGACTTCTATGTTGACTCGTGCTAAAACTCAACTAGGCGCAACGCCTTACGGTCAAACCGCAGGGCAAACAGCCGCGACTACATCGTTTGGTTTAGGCCAAGACATAATGAACCGCCTTAGAACCAATGACATGGCCTCGCGTGAGTCTGCGATTTACGACCGTATTAGGGCAACACAGACGCCTGAAGAAGAACGACAGCGTTTAGCACTAGAAGAGCGTTTGGCTTCACAGGGGCGCTTAGGTGTCCGTACTTCCATGTTTGGTGGTACTCCAGAAGCAATGGCAATGGAAAGAGCGCAAGCAGAAGCTAGAAACAATGCAATGCTACAGGCTATGTCTCAAGCACAGGCAGAACAGCAACAAGAGGCGGCACTGGCCCAAGCGTTTACCGGAATGGGTAGTCAGTTGTCTCAAACAGACTTGGCACAACGTGCGGCACAACAGAACTTAGCTATGGCTTCTCTGGGCGGTTCTTACGTACCGCAGACACAGCTTATGCAACTACAGGCGGCTATGCAACCGTATCAAACACAACAACAGGCAGGACAATTGTTTGGTGCGGGGCAGTACGGTGAGACAATGATGAGTGGTCTTGAGGCTAGATTGGTAGCAGAACAAGCACGAGCTAATCTGTTGGGTGGCCTTGGTACTGGACTCTTGGGTGGACTACTTGGTCCGGTTAAGGGTGACGGTGGGGCGTACAGCATACCGCTGTTTGATTTATTTGATTAAGGGGGTTAAGTAAGATGGCTAAATTTTCACAAATGATGCTCCGTGGTATGCTTGATCCTTCTCGCGCACAGGAGTATTCTCAAATAGGCCGTAGCATTGGGCAGATTCCGGGTGTTATGGCGCTAAACAGAGATGCTGAAGCTAAACAGGCAGAAACCCAGAGGTTGCTCCAAGAGAACGCGAATAACCCCGCTAGGCTTCAGCAGTTAGCACAAGAGTACCTCGCTAGAGGTGACAAGGATGCCGCCCAAGCGTTTACTAATGCGGCTACTCAGGCTACTGCTACTCAAGAAAAAAGTACCACACAGGGAATACAGGGAGGACTCTCTGCGATTACCCAAGCCGCAATGCGTGGTGTTCCTTTAAAAGATTTGCAAGCTGGTCAAAGATCAATTATAAATTTAGGTGGTACTCGAGAACAAATTATGAGGGCTTATAAAGACGGTGTTGACATGGCTAAAGGAGAAAAGCCTAAAACTTCTGTTATTTCTGCTGGCGGTGCTTTAGTCTCCGAAACAGGAGATGTTTTGTACGAGCGTCCGTTTAAGCCTGAAGCCGCCCCTGCAAGCAAGGGTATTAAAACAGTAGAGCGTGAGGACGGTTCAGTGTCTGTCCTAGATGCTAATGATGGGTCGTTGATTAGCACCTTGCCACCTGCTGACACAACTAATGCAAGCCAAGAGGCGTCTCTTAATTTGATTGCACAGACTACGCAGTTTATCAGCGAAGTTGATGACTTGATGAACCCCGGTTTTTCTGAGACAGGGTTTATCGGCGGTGTAACTGCGGCAGTTCCCGGAACCCCAGCTTACGATAGAGAAAAAGAACTGCTGTCTATTCGGGCTAGGCTTGGCTTTGACCAGATCAACGAGATGAAGCGCCTAGCGGCTGAGTCAGGGGCGTCAGGAACTGGCTTGGGACAAATCTCTAACATTGAATTTATGTCGCTACAGTCCACTATTGATGCAATATACGTAGGTATGTCAGCAGAGGCGCAAAACAATGCCCTTGAGAACATCAAAAAGCATCTGTTGAACGTGCAGAAGCTAGCCTCTGGTGTTGCTCCTGCTGATGCTATTGAGTGGGATAAGCCTGAGTACAAAGCAACAGGATACCATAAGGACCCTGAAACCGAAAATGTGTACTACGCACCTGATGGAAAAAACGGGACGGTATACAAATTAGTAGACGGTAAGTTTGTCAAGCTAGGGGCGTATCTTGGAAGCACCAGCGTAGAATAGGAGCATATAAATGTCTCTTGCAGAAGATATGGAAGCATTTGAAAGAGCCTTTGGTGAACCCGCACAGGGTGAACCTCTGGTGTCTGAAGAGCAAAAGAAAGAAATGCTGGTGGATGATGAGTCAGCGTTTGAAAGAGCGTTTGAGGCTGATGCAGTAGACGTATACAACTCTGATGTGCAAACAGAAGAAATGTCTCTGTGGGACAGGTTTTTCTCTGAGCCTTACAAGAGAGGTCTTGAACGTCAAGCACAGACTATGCAGAGGTTGAGCCAGAGTCAGCAGGCAGGAACTATGGCTGGCATTAGTGCCGCCCTGAGTGATCCTGCGGTGCTTGAGGAGCAGTACAGGCAGTCCACAAACATTCCGTCTGTTCTCCTACAGACAGTCACTACGCCCCTGAGAATGGTCTTTGACTCTGCGTCTGAAATGGTTATGTTTGGCGCAGAAAAGGGAGTAGGTATGCTCCCTGAAGGACTCAAGGAAGGGGCCGCAGAGCAGTTTCAGGCGCTGATGCAGACCAAGGGTGGTCAGATGGCTTGGGCCGCCGCTGGTGAAGGCATGGAGACATGGGAGGAGTTTCAGAATAACTACCCTAACGAGGCGGCTAACCTTGTCGCTATCATGGACCTAGGTTTTACTAAGGGTACAGGACCACTGATAAAGCAAAAAGTAGTGCCTAAGAAGCTAGAGCGTATTGGGATGCGTAACGAGGCACTGCCCCTGAAGGGCGGTGACGCTGATGTTTACAACGTACTGTTTGTGGGGGACAAGAAAACCCCTGAACAGGTAAGGCTAACTGAAGACCCGAAAGGAATCAGGGGTGTTCAAGAGCAGATTGCTACACCAGAACAAGTTGAGCTTATTGACATAGCTAAGTCTGCAGGAGTATCTGGCAACAAAACCCTACAGGCGAACCACAACGCATTTCAGCGGTACTACGATGATTTAGAGGTCAGCCTGATGAAGATGCTGGCAAAGAACGAAAGTAAAGTGAACTGGCCTGAATTAGATACCAGTTTACGGGCCAATATGAAGGCTGAGTTTGACGCGATTGTGGCCTCTAATCCTAAACTTATGTCATCAAAACAGGCAAAGCAAGAAACGGCTGGTTTGTTCAAGGAAGCTCTAGCGATCATTGATGAACAGGGAGGCACACTTCAAGGGTTTCGTGTCACCCGTTCTATGTTTGATGACAGAGCAAACCGGATGGGCTACGATTTATCTGGTGATTCTCTCACTACTAGAAACTTAGCGGCTATGGCTGTGCGTAGGGCCGTAAACCAAACCGTATTTGATGTAGTACCTGAGGCAGAAACTGTCTTTTCTAAAATGTCAAAGATTATACCCTCTATTGGCTCTTTGAACGCTAAGGCGGCTACGGAAGCTAAGACACGCTTTGGTCGTTTCATTAATTCATTAGGTCTTCAGAAGTACGCCGGAAGCACAGCACTAGGTGTTGCAAGCAACGCCATCTATGTCTTGGGCGGCACAGCAATAGTCGGACCATACGCTTACATTAAAAACCAACTTAGGCGTCCCGGTCCTGCGAAAGTTAGAGCTAAGATTGCTTACCTAAAGCGTGATATGTTTGGAGAAATTAAGAAAGCAATTCAGGCCACACAAGATCCAGTGAAGCGAAGTATGCTACAGCGGGACAGCAAAGAGATTTACACGTATCTCAACGCTGTGTTCAAGCAGATTGAGTCTGAGCTAGAGCAGGAAGAAAACGAATGAAATGGTTAGACAGACTAGCTAGAAACCAGAGTAATTATGCTCAGGCTCGCTACAACAGGGCCAAGGGTGGTTCAGACGCGGCTATGACTGCGGCAGAGTACCCCCAGCGTAAACTTAAGGAGGCTATATCTGGTGACGAAGAAAGCTGGGGCTTGCCTGATTTCTCTTATGATGTAAACGTAGGTAACAGGGCAGGATACAGGGGAACCGCTACAGTAACTGATGAAGCTGTGGAAACGGGTTTAGACTTTGTTGCTGACCCCCTTAATGCCGCTGGCGCTGGCTTGGTTAGGCAGGGTATGAAAGCCGCTAACAAGGTGGGAGACATTGCAGGCAACACAACAGCCGCCGCACGTAACTACATAGATAACTTCTACGCCCCCTCTAAGACCGCACAGCCTACTGTGGTTGATGAGTTAATTATGCAGAACCAACAGGCGCTGTCTCGCGTACCTAAGGTCGGGCCTATTATCAGTAGGCTAGAGAAAACACAAGATTCAGCCGATATGCGCGAGAGGGTAGGGTCTTTTTTGGGCTGGGCGGGAGACTCTGTTGTTAGGGGTGTAGAGCAAACCCTCAGTCCTAGCGCGAGGGCTAACTACAGACAGAACCAAGTTACTCAGACAATGCAGGACACCGCACGTACCGCACTGATGACCGGGGGATCTAGGGACACAGCTAAGGCGGTAGCTCAGACGCAGGCAACGGAAAACATAGCAAACCAAGCGGGAAGAACTGGGCCTAAGTCGGAAGCCGTGGAAGACCTAAACCGCAGGAGCTTTCTAACGGAGCCTGTGAAAGCTACTGAGGGATCGTATAGGAAGCTGATAAAGGATAACAAACTAACAGGCGTTTACGAGAAATCTGGTAAGCCTGTGGGTGTCTCTAACAAAGATTTGGGCATCGTAGAAGACCACGTAATGAGCGTGTGGAAAGACCGAAAGGGAAGAAAAGTTAGTGAAACGCCAACAGCAGACATTAGGATTAAGAATCCCGGCTCTGGAGATCAGGTAACTGGATCACACGTTCTAGACTTCCGACAAAAGAGTAAAGTTTTTAAGACGATGAATGCGTTGTACAAGAAAAACCCTAAGCCGACACTAGAAGAAACGTGGAGGCACTTAAAGGATAGCGAGATAAAACTACACCCTAAGTCTAAGACACTAGAGGACGCTCGTGAGAACGGGATATGGACTACAGGTTCTTTTTCAGGTAACGCGATTACTGAGGGAGGCGTAAACTATATAGCTAAGGTGAACCCTAACGGCAGGGTTATGGCTGTGATCTCAGACGAACACAATTTCCTAGAGAAGACTCCTGTGATTGGCCCTTTGGTAGACGCCGCGTTGCCTAACAGGTCTATCTCAGTTACGCCCCCAATGTTCTTTGACATTAAGAAGACAAAAGGCAAGATTGCTTCACCACAACCACAGGATAAAAAGAATGTCAAAGAAAGTTTGTTTGATATAGCTAACGCAAAACCTTCTACAGAAGCACTAAGGGCAGAACAACAGATAAATGCAGGAGTTGCCACCATAGGCACAGGTATGTTAACCGGAGGAAACCGTGAAGAAGAACGACGATAAGCACACAGTAAGCTACACATCCCACGACTACCACACTATGTGTCAGAAGTCAAAGGATCGTGTCAAGAAGATGCAAGCGCAGGGAATACCTACGCCCCATGACCCGAAAGACAAGCCAGAGGACGTAGGTAAGTCAGAGGGCTACTCCATATTCTTTATGTCATAGCTCACAGTTGTTCCCTGTGCAGGCCAGTTGTTGTGACCCCTCAGTCATATCGCTGGCCTCTTCTATATCCCACGATATTTCCTTTGGAAAGTCCTTAACCATCTGGTTGTACGTCTTCTTGTCCACAGGTTCATAAGGAGCCTGTTGATAAGTGTGGTCTGAGTATGGAAGGAAAGATATACCACTTACCTTGTCAAACTTGTTGTACAACCACTGCCCCACCTCTAGAAACTCCTCATCACGGTAGTAGCAAGTCATAGACGGCTTGTGCTCACACCAGTAGTCCTGATATATCTCCCACAGATCTAACTGCTCCATAGCACCCATGTCTGAGGCCGTCACAGCGCCTTCAGGAGACGCAACAGGAAAGGAGAATACCCGTGTACTAGGGGACATTAGATCGTCCTCCACAGGGACTCCTGCGGCCTCTAAGACCCCACAAAGTGGGTCACGAGAGTCAGCACGGACTCGTCTAATATATTGATTGCTGTAGCGAGGGTGAATGCCACTAGCAGAATCGACCAACTGACTAACAGTACCAGAAGGCTTAACCGCAGTAATTGCGACAGAAGGATTAATACCCAATCTCTTAGCCCATTTCTCGTTAGTGACAATAGCTTCATTACGCATCTCCGTTAGCCACTTCTTCAGCTTTGCCTTGTCCTCACGCCCAGACAGGATAGAATGATCCATGATACCTGTCAGAGACACGCCTAGCAAGGCCTCTTCTTCCGTGTTTACTCTCCAAATATTTCGGAGGTATCGGAAGTCTGTGAGGGTAGCCTGAAGAGTCCCAAGGATAGACGCAATCCGAACTTTTCGTTTGAGGCTTGCGAGTGTATCTTGTGGCCTAACAACAACTTCTGAAAGATTGCAGAACTGGTAGGGTCTGAGGATGATTTCACTACATGGATTAGTTCCGAAATCATAGGTAGCATCTCTTCGTTCATTTCTTGAAGCTTGCTTTTGACTTGCCACTCTGCTAAAGACACCTCGTTCACCAGATCGTGATTCATATAAACTAGTCCACTCATTTAGGAATGCTTCAAAGTCCGGCTTCTCTGTGTAACAAGCAGAGTTATTAGCCAGCCCACGTTGTGGCTCATCAGTCCACCACTGCCCGTGCTTGCATCGTCGTAGCCTATCGTCCGTCAGGTTTGAGAGGCTGATGAGGGCGCTTCGTCTGACTCCTCCGACAACGACGATTTGAGCAATCTTACAGCAAAGATCGTGGCATTCAATGGACGTAAGGCGTCTCCCAGATGATCCTTGAAAGAGTTCGATTGTGAACTTGAAAAGATCGACGAGAGGTTCAGGACCACTTGCACGACCTCCGAAAGTCTTGAGTGGGGAACCTGCAGGTCGTACTCTGCTAACGTCCCATTGGGGAATTTGACCTGAGTACAGCAGTGATACCAACTCCCTAAACGATTTCGCCCATCCGACCTTCGAATCCGCAACATTAATAACTGTGTCGGTTGCATGGAATGTCTCCGCTACTTCTGGTAGTTTACTAATGTATTGGCGCTCTACACTAAAGCCTACCCCTGTGCCACACAGAAGGACGTACATAAGTTCATCAAAGGCCTTGGGGTGGTCTATAGGTAGGTAGCTACAGTTAAACCCTGCTACGTTGTCACGATCCAGAGCCTCTCCTGCGGTCATCAGTGCTCGCATGGATGGCATTACGTCTAGATCGTGGATAGCTTTAAAGACCTCTTTACGATCCGTTTCTGGCAGACTATCACCCCAATAGTTTACATATCGGTTGACTGTCTCTTCCCAAGTCTCCCTGCGCTTCTCTTCTGGAAGGTAACGGGCGTACCGTGACTTGTGTATGTATTGTTGGTATGCGTCCATCTATTCTGTTACTCCTAATGTTTCATTAATGATTGCTTGTCCCGCCATCTGCAAGAGCATATACACTCCATCAGGGTACTGCTCGTTGGACGCTACTTCGAACATTTCACCGTCTTCGTACATCACAACAGCCACCTTTACCTTTCGTCCCTCTTCCTCGTGTTCCAGCGCCTTGACTACAAAAGCTGATAGGAACTCTGATGTGGCGATCTCTTTCTTATCTTGGTTTGTCTTACCAAACTTTCCTTCTACTACTTTCATAAGGCAACCTCCTTTATAAGCCATTCCAAATAGACACGGGCCTTACGTAGATCCTCTACACCGTTTTTGTACTCGTACCTCCACAGGTACTTCAAGCAGTTGCCCTTGAGATACCCCTTGTACTCCTGTGGGTGCATGGACGCCTTGATTGCTTCAATGGCCTCTATCGCCCCCTTGTTGTAGTGGTCTGGTTGCGTCACTGGATTGTGCTTGTCCTCCGGGTGGTACAGTTTGCCTACTGCTGTCTTAGACACTTTGTTCCACTCTGCGGGTGTTGCTTCGTCTATTGACATTTTTCTGCACTCCTCAAACTTCTCTGCACATTCTTCTGGATGATGCCCCTGCTCTTCACAGATTTTTTTACGTATCTCACAGTCTGAATACCAAGTCCACTCATTCCGCATCGACCTCTTCCTCTAAGTCCTCTTGAAACTCATCTAGCCTACGCAACAACTTGTCTTCAAACCTGTCTAATATTTCTTCTGATGAGATCTGTAGTGCTTCCAGAAGATCGTCAGGATCATAAAACCTCAAAAGCTTCTCCTTAATTTCTTCTAGTGTCAGAGACATAATCAACCAACTCCTTAAGTGTGTCTATATTATACCATAGTATTTCGTGTTTGTCACACCATTCAGCCATAGTAAGTTTGGTACTTTTACTCACTTTCTGATTAGGCTTCATCAGTACAAAGATGAGTTCTTGCGTCTCTGGGAGACACTGAGAGAGCGATCTATACTTCTGCGTGTCTCCTGATCGAAAGTATCCTTTGCACTCAATGAGATACGTTCGTCCGTTGAGTTCATACACAAAGTCAGGGGTGTACTTCCGTTCGATCCTGTACGGGACTTGGAACGGTTCGTACGTAAAACCAAATGGTTGTAACTGCGTGGCAACATCTTTTTCAAACTCCGACCTAAAGTTTCCTAGTTTAGACTTCCGCGACTTTCGGCTCATTGACCACCTCTGTTAAGTATCTGGGTCCACTTGAGTACAGGAATGTTCTTACTCCGGGCCAGCAAGTATGCTTGTAGGGACAGTAGGAACAACCGACTGCGAGCTTTTGATTTCCACTTTTGCCATCTGGTACGACTTCGTGGCAGTGCTCTGGTGCTTCCGGTTGCTCTACTAGCTTTTTTATGCGGTTGATGTGCTCCTCTATGTCGTAGCCAATCTTGTCGTACACGGGAGCCTGTGTGTCCTCAGAGTCGTACATCAGGTACGTTAGATGGCCGTTCTGTTTGTCCATAGCTAACCAGCCGAACTTGGTTTCCCCTTCAGAGTGTGCATACCCTTTAATTTGAGCAACGTATCCAAACGGATCATCAAAAGCCAAACTTCCGTCTTTGAATTTTTTAAACCCAAAAGAGGAAGTGCTCTTAACATCAGTGACAACACCGTCAATTTTGCAGTCCATAGACCCCGTGATACCCGCGACTTCACACTGCTTTTGCTCATCTGTCACCTCGTGTCCTGAAAGTCTGGTTAGAAACAACAGCATCTCTTCGATCAGATGCCCGTACATAAACTTAACGTAGGTGTTAGGAGTCATTTCCTCATGTACGTCTGGGTTGTTAACCACGTTCCAGAGGTAACGATCATCACGCCCGATGTTTGACATTCGTAACTTGCGTCCGTCACGCTTCTCTGTGAACAGATTTGACATGAGCTTCTTACAGTTCTCACCAAAGCGGTCAATCTCTTCGTACAGATCAACGTCTTCTGGTACTTCTTTGGAAGCAACAACAGCGTATATATCGTCTACCAGTGAGTAAAGTTTGTTCATTTATGTTGCTCCATTAGGTCAGCTAGGGCTGACTGTGCTTGGTCCGGTGTGCAATTGAACCACTCACCTCTGCGGTCATGCATTTTCTCTAGCAGGCTGTGCGCCTCTGACTCAGCAGACCGTCTGTCAGTCACAGACCAGCAAGTGAACAACTCGTAGTCTCTGAACGGTGAAGACGTTTGGTATCCGTTGAGCCTGTCCTCTGAGTCCACAGCCATGCCCACCTTAACCCACTCAGGGAAGTTAGGGTTGGTAATGATGTACACCTGTCCCTCACGACTCAGTTCGTATTTCGCGAGACTACTGAAGGCCGCATCTTCAAACGTCTTGTAGCGTCCGGGTTTGTGTAGTGGGTGGTCTTTCCTGACGTACTTACCATTAACAAACATTTTTGTTTTATCGTGTATTAATGCTCTTTGCCTTACTCTTTCAGGATTATCTTTATAGTACTTACCGGATGTTTTAGTCCAAGGTTTGCTCATCTCTGTCTCCCTAGTGTGTGTCTGCCCACGTTGATCCGACTTTGTACTCTCCGTCGAGGGGGCATCTGAGTTCAAAAGAAATGCCAGCCGCCTTGATGCACTCGACTGCGAGCCAGCCAAATTTCTCTGCTTGTTCAGTAGCCACCTCCGATTGTATCTCGTCATGGATGTTCCCTATAAACTTGTAGTCAATGTTGTGTTGCGTTGCGTAGTCATCCAACAGAACCAGCGCACGTTTCATAATGATTGCACCAGCAGACTGCAAGAGTGTGTTTAATGCACTATGCTCTGATCTGACCCAAAGCTTTCGTCCGTCGAGTCCGATGAGGTATCCTTTCCTAGAAGCAGATCCAACTCGTTCTCGTAGAGCTTCAAGAGAAGGTGTATTTCGTAGAAAGCGTGTCCTAAGCGCATTGCCATCTTTTGCCGTTCCTCCGACGATGCTTCCGATTTTAGCGTCTCCTGCTCCGTAGAGGAAAGCATAGATGAAAGTCTTAGCTTGAGGTCTTGTTGCAAGCCCTGAAGCAAGTTGATTTCTGGTGTGAATGTCGTCTCTAAGCAAGACATTTGTAAACTCCTCATCGCCCATGTAGTGAGCGAGCATCCTTAGTTCTAGTCCACTGGCGTCAACACCTACCAGCCTGCGTCCCTCTGGTACAATCCAGCAGTCCCTACACTCCTTGCCAAACTGAGAGTTTACTGAGGGAACCTGTGCCATGTTAGGACTCTGGTGTGTCATGCGTCCTGTTATTGCGCCGTTGGTTGTTACCCTACCGTGTACCCTGCCGTCCTCCTGTACGTGCTCTATCCATGAAGATACTTGGGCGTATCTCTTTTGCAGTAAAAGGTACTCAAGAACCAAAACAGCTTCCGGTATATGTTTGTTTTCTTCAAGTGTCTTTTCATCCACCTGTGGCCTACCAGATGGGGTGAGTTCCGACCATACAGCACCCTTAGCTTCAAGTCTTTCTGCCACCTGTTGCCGTGATCCGGGGTTGAACACCGTGACCTTATCCTTGAGACGCTTGCCCGTCTTCTCTGACCACCTCTCTTCGACAATTGGTGGGAACACTTCCTGTAACTCTTCTTCAATAGCATACATACGCTCCTTGAATTTAGCACACAGTGTGTGACACAGCCGCTGATCCAGTAGCCACCCGTTGTCCACCTGTCCCTGTACGATCCACTGCACCTCGTGCTCTAGGTCAATACTCTCCTTAGAAAACCCGTCTAGCTCCACCAGTAGCCTGCTGTACACAGCCTCTGTCACCTCTGCGTCACGGATGCAGTAGTCGATCATGGCTGGCGTAAGCTGGCTCCAATCATCGTGGTCACCCTTTGGGAATCCTAAGATGTTGCCCCAGTTCCGTAGTGAGTGACCACCAGACCGACTAGGATCAGCTAACCTAGATAGCACTAGAGTGTCAGTGACCAGAGTCCTGTCAAAAGTAAAGTCCCAAAGACGCTCAACCACAGGAACATCAAAGCCAATTCCGTTATGGAATATGAAGTTAATCGGCGCTTTACGCGATACATACGATTTGAAATCTTCTTCATTACATATTACCTCGCTCTCTCCGTTGTGTCGGCACACTGCACACCAGATAGTTGTGGCGTCCAGACCGTCAGTTTCAATGTCACAGAAGACTACATTCAAAACTCTGTCTCCGGTGGGTTAGGGTTGGCGCACTCGTGGATGCGTCCAGTAAACTTATCGTACCGTAGCCAACAGGCGGGACCAGTTTCACCAGAGTAGCGATTCTTTAGGATACGTACAGTCGTTGTATTCCTAATGTCTTCGTCCTGATGCTGTTGGTCACGCTCCATGCCTATGACAATATCAGAGAGTTGAGCAATACTCTGGCTACCCCTGAGATCCTGCAGGCTGATCCTGCCGCCGTCCTCGTGTGCTGTGCCAGAGCTACGCCGTAGGTGTGACACGAGAAACAATGTGATCCCTGTCTCAGCAACCAGTGTGCGTAGCTTGGTCATAATCTCATCTATAGCTTTCCGTTCGTCCCCGTTCTCTTGAGAAGAAACCACGATTGACAAGTGGTCGAGGATGACATAGCGGCAGTCGCAGGCCTTTGCCATGTGCCGTACTCTTGAAAGAAGCTCGTCGGCTGATGTTGACCCCCAGTGATCGAACAGGTAATAACGTCCAGACCCCATCGTTGCTTCCCAATGAGGTCTAAGCTCATCAACAGGCGAGTCTTCCTCCAAGTGGAGCCGCCTAGATGACGCCACCGACATAATTCCCAAAGCTGTTGTTGCAACGTCCTCCTCCAGTGCAAGTACACCGATGTTGGCGTCTGTGCGTTGGAGCAAATCGTACTCAAGTTCTCTGATAAACTGGGATTTTCCCATACCACTACCGCTTGTGATAGTGACAAGTTCGTAAGGTCTGTGTCCTCTTGTGATTTCATTTAGTCCGTCCCACGGGTACGGTATGCTCTGCACTTGACGCTTGTTGACCAGCGCCTCCCATGTGTCAGCACCAGCAATAATGCCGTCCGGTCTCTACACCTTTGCGTCCCACCAAGATTGTGTAAACTCCTGCACCCTGTTAGCCATGAGCATCTCACTGGCGTCCTTTAGGGGCAGTGTGCATATCTTCAGCTTGTTGGGACTAAACAGATCCTTGATCTGCTCTACTGCTAACTCTCCTGCCTTATCTTGGTCAAAGCAGAGCACTATGTTGTCGTAGCCCTCCAGCCACTCTAAGTTTTGCTTAACCTCCTTTGCCGCACTCCCAGCACCAGACCGTAGAGACACCACATCGTACTTCTGTCCGAACATCTCGTAGACAGACATGGCGTCCAATTCGCCCTCAGTGATCGTGATAAACTTACCCCTACCACGGCACTGCTTCTGACCAAACAGCCCCACGTTGGACATAGTACCCGACGATAGAAAGTCTTTGGTCTTGACTACGCGAGACTTAGCGGCTACTAGCTCACCTGTGTCTACGTCATAGTACGGGTAGTAGTGCCTAGCGATCTTACCGTTGGCATCGTACTCTACTGTAACCTGATAGTGCTTCACGGTTTTAGCAGACAAACGCCTTTCGGTAATCTCAGCTACCACTCCACCCATGTTTAGGTTACTAGGTGTTGACACCTGTGTTTCCTCTCCTGTTTCACCGTTTACGTGATAGTCACAGTCGGCAGAAAAACAGTGACGGCCCCCGTTAGAGTAGACCGCCACATTGTTCCTACTACCGCACTTGGGACATTCCTCGTGGTGTAGGAATTTAGAGTCCATCAGAAGTCAACAGATTCTGCCGATGGTTCCGCTTCCTCTAGCACTTTCACAGCCTCCAGATATACAGGAGTACCATGTACAGGGTGTGCCGGTCCTGTCTTGTACTTCAGACGTACACGGGAGTTATACGGCACTTCCCCGTTGTACGAGTTACCCTCTGCATCGTACATGCCGATGTTGTACTTAGACTTAAACTTACGCTGTTTGTTGCCTTCGTAGTCCTTGATCTTGACACCCTGTGATGCTAGGGTAGCCGCATCGTCCTCTGACATGGTGATAGTCATTGAGTACGTGCCGGTGTCCTGACCGTTGTACACATCAGTTTTGGTGACGTTTGAGAAGTTCACCGTACCTTCGATTACTTGACTTGACATATTGGAATAATCTCCGTTTGTTGAAATAAGTTCCCGTAGGAACACCTATAGTATCTCACGTTCAGAGTCTTTTGTCAAACCCTTTTTACGTGATTGGTACTTTTTGGCATCCTTTTTCCTGTCCTTGTGTGCGCCTCCCTTGTTGTGATCGTGCTTGGCTACAGGATTCCATCGCCTAACTTTAGTAGTCATAAGTCCTCCTGTAGTACTAATGTAGTATTACTCTTTAGTTTAATTCTTTAGTTAATCTTCTTTAGTAATACTTAAGTATATATTATCATAGTTTTCCTGTAATGTCAACACCTCATCCTGTGTAATATTACCGTCAATTTCTATTGACTCCATGTTCTCTAGCTCCCAATGAGTAGAAATAGACACAGCCAAACAATCTGTACACAGGTCATAGTGTACACCCCTAGCGTCTTTCTTCAGTGCTTCAACGTCATCTAATATAACGTCACATGCCTTGCATCTCATCCGTTGTCCTCCGGTCCAAACACTTGTGCGTATGCTTTGCATAGCTCGTTGTAACTCTTGGCCCTGTAGCGTTCCCTGATGACCCCACGGGCCAGAGACACCACCGTGGCAAAGTCTATAAAGTTAAACTCAAACTCTGTCAGGTCTTGAATCATCTGCTCCTGTGACAGATCAGGTTCGTTGTAGTTATACATTTACAGGTCCTCCTCTTTCGGTACTGTGTCAGTCCAGTGATAGGTTAGGGCTATGTACACTGCTATTGGAATCCACAATGGCGCAGTTACAAGCGCAAACAGCACAGCTAATACTCTATACATATCAATCACCTAAAAACACATCTGCTAAAATAAAAACGACTAGTGTTCCGACCACCAAGTATATCACACTGCCTCCCTGCCGTACCATTTCATAGGGATACCACGGGCGTCCCAATCGTCTGCTTTGTAATTGTAGTACACCTGATAGCCTAACACAGCGTCATCGCGTTTGCACTCGTCTGGCATACACTGTGGTGGATCAGTGAAGTCACCGTCAGGAATGCCTCTAGGAGCGCGTGAGAGCGTCTGTGCGTGGTTTTCTATTGTCTTGTGTACCTTACCATAGCGCCTGAAATACTCCCAGCCTAGAGCGCCTAGGTGCTTTTGTAGCCAATAATAGTTTTGCCAGTTTTGCCTAGCCCAGACTGCACTAGGGTGGTTCTTGTGCGTAGACTTGTACGCAATCTGTCCACCGTCAAGCTCGTTGTGTGCCGTAGAGAGTAGCTGTGCTGTCTCCAGAATCATTTTTACTACGTGACGGTCACACTGTAGCCTAGCGGCCTCGTGTGGATCACGGTCTAGGTAAAATATGTTCACTTGTCGTCCCCCTGTATGCTTTCGTAGCACCAGACATGGTAACACATATCGTGTTCATCTGTCACCATATCAAACTCGTGGTGTACAGTCTCGTTACAGTATTCACATTCCATATTAGTCCCCGTGGTCAGTCGGTAGATAATCTTCACCCGCTAAAACTTCATCCTGTATTATACTTTCAAAGTACTCCACGTTCCAGCCCTCGCGTAAATCTCTGTCGCCTACTGTGATC